TAAGTGTTACTGCGTCTGGGTCTTGTGTCTGAGTTAGTGCAGTAGTTGCACGTGATAGGTCCTGATAGACCTGGAAGACGACGGTGTTACCTGGGTTTGTTACATCGACTGGGCGCTTGTCCGCAAACTTACGGAACATTGGCTCAGAGCGAAGGTTAAACTCAATGTACTTGTCATACGCCGTCTGAATCAAGTTCGACATCGTTGATGTCGTTGTTGACGTTGCTGGTGTAGTAGGCATGATTTCCTTCTAATTGGGGTTGATTGTGGACGTATCAGCCTTTGAGTAGATTACTTAATTCCTCTGGCGAACCTACGTTCGCAATACGAGAAGCTAAGTCTTGACCCACGTATGGGTCAATATCTCCATTATCAAAGTCTGACATTCGCTCATATGATTGAGCGTCAGGGGACGAATCCCCTTCTTCAACGGCTTCGATACCGAATGCATCGCCGTATTCATTTAACCATTGTGCGACAGCATCCTCGTCCGCTTCAATTTCATCTGGGATGAATTTTGCGATTCTTGGATTGAGTCCGAAACTTTCTAGGATTTCGCCAACGGATGCTTCGTGACTTTGTGTAGTAAACTCTGCAAGGATTTCATCACGTTCTTTAACTTGCTTAGAAAGTGCGTCAATCTGTTTGCGAAGTTTCTTTACAAGGTCAGTTCCACTGCCATTGTCTTCATCTTCGTAGTCGTACTCTAGGTATTCTTCTGCCATTGTTTTCTCCCTTTATTAGTAGTTAAACCCTCATCGGGTTTTGCACCACACGTACTCCTCACCAGGGGTAGTGATTCATAGACGTGATGACTTCCAGACTTATACACATCACCAGGGCTGGAGGGTCTGGGACGGAATCTATTAAACGTCAGGTGTTCTTAAACGAGAACCTAACGATGCGCGGTCAATTGCTCCACGTTGCTGGAACTTGGCGCGTTCTCTTGATGCAAGTTTCTTAGTCTTGATACCAACTTCAGTGCCACCTGCAAGACCAAGTGATTCACGAGCTAAGTCTTCTGTACCAGCGGTTTCGCCATACAGTGACATCAAGCGTCGGTAATCATCTTGTTCGCGGGCTGCACCTTGGAAGGCACGTTCGGCAGCATCTGCCTTACCTGCCTTGGTAATCTCTTCGGCAAAGCCTCTAGAGATACCTGTATCACCAAATCCTGCACGAGCAGCAGCTCCACCAACTTCAGCAGAGGTGTACATTAACTTGGCTTGTTCTGTTGAATACTGGTAGCGAGAGTTGATAGCATCAAATGCTTTCTCATTATCTAGAAGATAAGCAACCAGGTCGCCAGATGATAAGCCGTAATAATCTTTAAGTGATTTAACAATTTGCTGGTCTGCCTTTTGTAGCGCATTCTGTGCAATGTTAACACGTGCGGTAAACTCACCGACGCTAATTGAGTTAGCAATAAGGTTACCTAAATCTTCTGGTTGGTCATAGAACATTTCTGGCAATCCTGCTTCTTGCATGATTTCTCTATAGCCATCTTCAGCAGCAATGTATTCTGCAGGGGCTAGAAGTCTATCGCCAGGGCGACCTTTGCCGTCTGCTATACGCTTACGTATAGCTTCATTAGCAGCAAACCGTGTCTTATATGCATCGCTTGTATAAATAGTATTAAGAATTTGTTCGTCAGTAGGCATAATGTTGTCTTCATATACCTTGTCTATGGTAGACATTAGTGACTTAATAAACGTGTCACCAAGACCAGTATTCTCAAACATTCTCATAACTGAATCACGAGCACCAAAGTCTTTGTAAGATTCAATTAAATTACCAAGAGAACCATCAGACATCTGTTGGTATACTTCAACAACGCCACCAGTTTTACGAACTGTACGTGTACCAGTAACCTTTGGCTTTGCAGCATCTGCTGCAGCAGCAGCTTGCATAGATGCAATCTGTGCTGTTAACGCTGCAATCTGGTCAAGGACTGCTGCATTAGCAGCAGCGTCAGGACCAGCTCCACCTGCACCTGGTATTAAATCTGGGAATGGGTTTGGTGTTGGTGTTGGGGTCGGAGTTGGAGTTGGGGTCGGAGTTGGGGTAGGTGTTGGAGTAGGTTCTGGAGTAGGTTCTGGAGTAGGTTCTGGAGTAGGCGTAGGAGTCGGGGTAGGAGTCGGGGTAGGTTGCGGAGTTGTCTTTGTTGTAACTGGTTTGTTTTCTACTCCGACATTAACTTTAGTACCAGAAAAAATCATGCTGCCACCCTGATATTTAGGGTCGCTCTTAAACTTAGGGTTTAATTCATAAAGTTCTTTTAATGATATGTCATTAGCAGCAGCAATAGCTGAGAGCGTATCACCAGATTTAACAGTTACTTTAACTGGAACTTGTTTTGTTGTTGCTGCAACATTGGCTGCATTAGCTGCAGCATTAGAAAAGCGGGCTCGTTCTATAGCATCTTGCTGTGCAGCGGTTTGTACAGAAATTACCGAACTATAAAAATCGTCGTATGCTGACATGTTTACCCCAGGAATCCGAAGTCTTTAAGAATGCGTGAAGCAATAGAAGTTTTCTCCTCTTTTGCTGTTTGGGTTGTGTCCCACTTAGCGCTGCGTCGTGCAAGTTTTTTTGTGTCGTACAAGTTCATTGTGGTGAAGTTGCCCTTTTCATCTTGCATGTTTATAGCTCTTTGTACATAATCATCATTAAGGTCAACTTGGTCAATATCCATTTCCCAAGTATCTGCAACGGCTTTAAGCCATGGGTCTGCAGCCTCACGAAGAGTCTGACCTTGGTCAATAAATTTAGCCAAGCCAGGAGCAAATGATTTTGCTCTAGCCTGTAGGTCATTGTCAACATCTTCTGGGTTAAGAGTTCCAGCAACTAGACCCTTCATGCTTGCTTCAAACCATTTATCAAAGCTTGCATTAGATGTTGTCTGTTGGAATCCATAATCACGAGCCATGCCGTATAACTTGCCAGCCATGGTTTCTAGCTTTCCAGCTAGACCAGTATAAACAACACGACCATCAATAGAGTTTGTTTTAACAAACTTAATTGAGTCAGCCATTAGTTTATTGAGGTAGTCTTGGTCAAATCTAACAACCTTGCCATCCTTGATGATGGCTTGCTTCATCATATTGTTGGCATATTCGATAGCCTGATTTGCTGAAATAGTAAGACCCATTGCAGAATATTGCTTAACAATATTGCTTGCATTCTTTTGTAAGTCTGCAGCAAACTGACCAGGGTTAGTTGCTCTAGCATAATCATATGACCGTTGAGTATCTGTCTGGTCACGATACCAAGATGTACCCTTGACAATAGCTTCCATTAACGCTGGGTCGGTAATCATTGGACCACCATCAACGCCAAGAATTCTATTAAGTGCAGCCAATAGGCTTGGGTCATTGTTAATAACGGCAGCTGTAATACCGAACTGTGCCTGTAATTGAGCCATAGACAACTTATCAGTTGCCATTGGTACTGTTGTTGATGAACCAGCAGATGCATCAGTATTACCACTGAACCAATTAGGGTTGTTATTAACCCCAGTCATTGGCACTACGGTTGCACCACCAGTATATGGAAGAGTAGTTGTGGTAGCCCCGCCAGTATATGGAAGGTTAGTTGTAGCTGGCTTATTGCCTGTTGCGGTTGTGGTTGCACCAGCTTTAGCTGTCGCTGTAGCTGGAGCCTTACCAGGAATTGTTAACTTAGTACCAGAAAAAATTGTATTGCCACCATTGTACTTAGGGTTTGTTGTAAGTACAGGGTTGGCTTTCTTAATTGCAGCAACCGTGGTTCCATTTGCCTTAGCAATAGAGCTAAGTGTTTGACCAGACCTAACTGTTACTTTTTTGTCAGCCACTAGTCAACCACCGTTCCGATAGCATTAGGGTCTTTAAGAAGACCCTCGATAATTTTTAAGTAGGTCTTAGTTGCAAAAGATTCTGCGAAGTCAGGACGACTTCTAGCAAAGTTGGCTGCGTAAATAGCAGGGTCAAAACCAGTTGTTTGTGTTGCTTTAGTTACTGTGGTTCCTAAAGATGCGCCTTTGGCTGGACCAGTAGTAGTGGTAAGCCCATCATAGATACTTGGTTCTTTTTTGGCAGCAGCATTAACACCTTTAGTGTAGGCATCAATTTCTTCTTTAGTAGCAGTTCTACCAATTTCGGCTTCAAAGTTTTTGTTTATATAATCTGCAGCATTAGATGCGCTATACTGTGTTGTAGTTTCAGTACGGCTCTTAGAGGTTCCATATTTCTTTGTGCTACCAGTTCCGCCTGTGTAACTTGCTGGATTCCATACATTGAGATACATCTTTGGGTCACCAGTTGCGCCAGACCCAGGAGTTCCTACCCAGTCAACGGCATCGTCCCATACGGATTGCCATTTGTTTTCTGGTATACCAGCCTTCTTAAGAATTGCAATAAAGCTTTCGTAATATTTACGAACTTCACTACCCTTTTTGGCTGTAGCTGCGCTGTACTTAAACCAAGACTTAGCCTGGACATCATTGATGCCAGCCTCTGGGTTAATACCAGGAAGCTTGATAGGAGCAATGTTTAACTTCTTTGAAGCTTCTGCATCTTTGACCGCTTGTTCATATTCAATCAATGCTGCTTGGTACTGCTTATCGCCTATCTTACCTTTTGGGTAATCCGAACGCTTTGGTTTCTTCACTTTGTCACCACGAATTCATTGTCTAGTTCTGGCATGTTGTTTAACCATCTTGTGGCAAATGCATCAAATTCATCAGATGCTGTCTGTAAGAAGTCATAATGGAACTGTGAGAACTGCTGCTTAAGCAACAGTTTTCTTTCATCGCTATTGTTTGGTCGGTCATACTCGTTCTTAAAGTTACGAGCTTTACCTGCCCAGAAAGCGATTTCTTCCCATTTAGTATTGCCAGTTGAGTACGCATACGTTCTCCAATCAAGATTGCTGGAGATAGTTTCAACTGCTGCAATGGTTCCATTCCAGTAGTCTTTACGTTCTTCGTCGCGTTGCTCTACCCAACCCTTGTAGTCATTCTCAATGTCATCTACCATGTCATCAAAGACACGTTTGATACCAGAGTATTCATATCTAGCTTCATAGGTTGAGGCAATTCCATACTGCTTCATCATGGCACTGCGCCAATCAACAGCCTTCTGATACTCAGCCCAACCAACACGAGCCTGAGTTGATTTCTTTAGCTCGTCTTCGTTTTTCTTCTGAGTAATAGGGTTATTAAACCCTCCAGCAAACTTCATTCTTTTATAGATAGAAGCTACTTCTGTTGAATAATCATTTGGTCCACTACCAGTACCTGCAATATCACCATAACCAGATGACAACATTCCAGCATACTTTGTATTGGTATTACCAAGTTCCTCTAGCAACTTTGTGCTATTACGAAGAACTTTAATATCATTCATTGTTGCAGCTACGCCTGCAACGTTCTTTTGGTTAGACCCAACAAGTGCTAAGGAATCCATTCCCCACTCTTCAATCATAACCTTCTGTGCGATGTCATAATCGCCGTTAGCCATCTCGACTAAGTCTGCATAATATGAAGTAGCAGCACGAGTTACTGGGTCAAATGTTGCTGAGATAGGTGCGTTGAATTGAACAACAGACCTAATAAATGCCATGTTACCTGCTGCCTTAGCAGCTGATTCCATTGTAGGTGGCTGACCAACACGACCGTTTGCTACCCACTCAGAGAAACCTTTACGCCATTGGGCGTAAACTTCATCAGTGAATCGCTCACTCTTCTCAAGTCCTATAAGCGAGAACGCTGTGCGGACTGGGTATGGCAACTTACCTGAGTCAATCAATGACTGAAGGTAGGCTGGAACCATTGTGTTCTTTACCTTCTCGGCAAGATTCTTACCTTCTACTGGATAACCACCATATAGAATAGTAGATTCATAAACATCATCGCCAAGCGTTTCACGTAGAGATGTTGCTACTTGCTCACCATAAAGTTTCCATGGACCAACGCCTAATCCGTTATCAATGATTTCAGATATTGCTGCTGTACCAAACCAAGAGATAGATGGGTCTGCAACCATAAATTCCATCTGCTTAGGGTTGAACTTAATTCCACCACCACGAGCATCTGAGTATGGCTTTAGCGCTGTCTTAGCCCAGTCAGGTAACTTATTTCCAAATGGAAGTGGATACTTAACAGATACTGCCACTCCAGCTGGAACATCCTTGATTGAAGAATAAGTGTTTCCATCTTGGTCTTCGTAAGCTTCATACTTATCAAACGCTTGCTGGATACTGTTGTACCAGTAAGCATTCATTGGGTTGCGAGCCAATAGGCGAAGCGCAACTGCTTGGGAGTTGAAGAAAGCCAAGGGGAAGCTCATTGCATAACGTGCCGTATACATACCATTGGTAAGACGACGTGATGAGTAAAGCGTTTCTTCAACTCGACTTAGCGCCTTACGGTATGCAACTTGACGAATTTCATTATTTACTACGGCTTCTGATACATCAATACCAGACCGTTGTGCTGCATTAATCAGCGTCTTCATTTCGTCACGAGCGTAAGACAAGAACAATGGGTTACGAACCAACCGTGTTTCAGTAAGTGAAAGAACTTTCCATGCTGCGTTAGTTGCTCCACCTACGCGAGCAAGAACTTGCTCAGCGCCAGTTAGGTCAGAAAGCTTAAGGCTTGGTCCATCAATTTCTTTAAGTAGGTCTGTTCTGCCGTAAAGCATTGCATCTACTTCTTGGTAAGTTACTGGACGTTCTGTAATAATTTTACGAAGGTCAGGGTCTGGATACATTGCATAGAGTTTTTCTCTTGTCTGTCCTACCCATGCCTGCATATCATCGCCAAAGCGTTCTTCAATACGAAGTCTGTATTCTTTACCAGCTGGGCTATATAGCCACTCTACGATTTCAGCGTTGGACTTTTCGCCCCTCATCATCCATCCGACTGGTAACTCAAGTTCGTTACGAACCTGACGGTTGGCAATATGTGCCAACGCATTCATATATTCTTCACGGTTCTTGCGAGGAATCTTTACGAAACGAGCACCATCTGCACGAAGTCTACGTGAAATTTCTGACTGCATTGATGCTGCATAGAAGTTTGTAGCGGTATCAATCTCTGACATGTATGCGCTAGCACCACGGACATTAGGGTCAGCTAACCCTTGAAGAGTGTATGTCTGACCATTAACTTCGATAACTTCAGCCTCTTGACCAAGAAGTTTCTTTTGTTTCAAATCTCCTTGAGCATTGGCAAACTCTGCCCAGTCTTTACGTTCACGCTGAATAAGTTTAGCAGTGCCGTTAATGTAATCAGCAAGGCGACTCATCTCATCGAATGCGTCATCTGTTTTAGTCTGTAACTCTGTTACTTTGTCTTCAAGTTCATAATATTTATTCTGAACTGCAACGTCATCGCTCTTCATCGCTTTGGCTTTAGCCTTATCACGTGCTGCAATAAGTTTTGTTAATGACTTATCTAAGTCATCATAAATTGTTTCAGCTTTTGCATGTGCTGTAATTTTAGGTTCTAAGTCTGCTCGATACTTTTCTACGCGGAACTGTGCAGCCTTAGCTTGCTTACGAGCATTGGCAGCAGGGCTTCCTGGCATCCACTTCTTAGCGGTTTCTTTGAGAAGACCAGTATTGTAGATAACATTATCTACACCAGGTACTGCATTCTTTACAAGTTCCATTGACTCAAGAGCCATACTCGCACGAGCAAATGGGTCTACCATTGAGTTCTTTGGTATATATGCAAGACGAAGTAGGTTCAAGTTGCTAAACACCATGTTAGCTAAGTCAAGGAATTGACCAGTGTTCATGGCTGCTCTAGATAATTTTGCGCCATAAAATTGACCTTGGGTAACCTTTGCACCTTTACCTGCAACGCGACGAGCGTTGAAGATAACTTCGGTTTCAAGTCTACGGAAGTCAAGCATTGGAAGATTCTGTGCTTCATTTGATACAGACAAGAAGTTCTGTACGTTGATTCCGCCGTTTTCGTCAGGAACAAAACCATTCTTAACAGCATACTCTTTGATACTGTCACGGCTTTGGTTCATGCGGATATGCCAGTTCTTAATCTGGTTGACAGCGTCTTTGACGTTGCCAACATCTTGCATATCTGTAATGCCATAGTATTTAGCAAGACGACCCATGACGCTTTCTTCAATACGACCAAGTGCAATAGCACGTTGGGTATCGCTTTGAGCATCAAGGAACATCTCAACCATACGACGTTTGTACATAGCACCTTCGGTTCCCTTAAGGAACTGAAGACGGTTTAAGTCAGACAGTAAATCGTTGGCTGCTTCAAATTTACGTGGGTTAGAAATATTAATGTAGCCTTGTGGACGACCTGAGCCAGTCCATGCAATAAGGCGTACCGCTCTGTCATAGACACCTGTTTGGTAAACCTGAGTTTTCCAACCACCATCGGCATCTTGACCAAACATCTTAAGGTCACCGTATAAAGCCTGTGACTGTATCTTCTTCTTGGCTAAGCCAATCTGCTCTAGCGCTGCGTAGCGACCTGGGCGATAGCTTTCGATAACACCCATCTGCGCTTTTTCCATGAAGTCATCTAAGGCGCGAGCAAAGTTAGGGTCTTCAACTTTAACAGCATCGATAATCTTTTGATATCTAGATGTAAGAGTTGGGTCTAGTGCATCTAATCCAATGCTAGCAAAGTTATCAATTGGTGATGTTGCAGTAATTCCATAGTTATCAATATGGTCTGCTGCTAATGGATTACGTTCAAAGAATCTTTGGAATGCAGCGGTATCTCCACGTTCTGCAAGCAGATAATCTGCTACATCTTGGTGGTTATCTAGACGCGACATGATTGTCGCGGTTCTATATGGGTTAGATGTTTCAGATACAAGTGGGTTTGAGGCAAGCTTAGTTAAATCTGTTTCATTTACCGCATCATCTACTAATACAGATAGACCAGTCTTGGTCTGTTGCTCTAGAGGCAAAGCCTTAGATGCAACAATCTCATCTAGTTCGCTTCTAAATACATTCATGTCGTCTGAGGTAGCAAGACGCTTTGGACCAACGACTGCTTTTGCAGTACCGCGAACAGCAAACCCTGCACCTTTAGTTCCTAAAAACGCAAGACCTAAGTCGGTAACACCAGAGGCTAAGATTCCAGCCCACTCATCACGGAATGCTTTATCACGTTGACGGTCGTTAAATACATCAAAGTCTTTATCAAGGAATGTAGCATTAGTTACGTCGCCAAGAACAGGAGATGTAATTTTACCAACAGCGCTAGCTGCTGCCTGTCCCATAGAAATCTTTTCAGCTTGTTTCTTTGAGAAACGATAGCTTTCAGTTAAGCCACCTTTACCTTTAGCCATAGCTTGAGGTGTAAGTAGCGCAGCAGAAACAGTTTGAGTTACTGGTTGTACGATTTTTTCGCCAACAAAACTAAGTGCTGCCATGGCTGGATTAATAATCCTGCCAAGAATAGGTTTCTTTGACCCTGCTTCAATTGCTCCCATTACTTTAGGGACAATTGCTTGTTCTGCTTTTCCTACCTTGGTATTATCTTTCTTAAACTTATCGACCTTGGAAAGTTTTGGTTCCTGAGTAGGGTCTTTGACTATAGAGGGGTCATTCCACCATTCTGTTAGGGACATTAGGTGTAGCCTCCTTAGCCGTTAGTTCCTCTAATAATGAAATTCGGTCATCGTCGGATTCAAAGGGGAACTTGGCTAAATCCCAAGCAACTGGAGCCATTTCAAATCCAAGATGTTCAAGGTTCTCTTCGAACTTCTTGAGTATCTTCATTCTGCTTGACTCCGTAAATACTTAACAAAAGCTTTCATAGTTCCAGATGATTCTGGAGAATCCGCAAACTGTGCCATCAATGGCATGTATTTAGCTAGCTTTGATAAATCTTTTAATTGATTATCAATTGGACTTTTTAATCCTAAGATTTCTCTACCAGGACCAGGACCAACGTCCACACCAGCAGTCACAGGTTCATCTGGACGCTGGGTGGGCGCTGTTAAAGGCACTATGCCTGCCATTGGATTTAATTGTGGCATTTGTGGTGTAGGTGTTTTAGCCATTGGCGCACCAGCTTGCATATCTTGAAATTCCTTTTGCTCGCCATAGGCAGCATTAGGAAGTTGTTTTGCTCCCTGGCGGTCGGTTCTCTTAGAGAACGGACCTGGACCCGAAGGTTGCATCATTGACATTTATTTACCTACTTCTTTGGAATATTAACCTTTGTTCCTGACCAAATCATTGAACCCTGCTTGTACTTCTTCTTCTTCATGATTTCAGGGTTTGCTGCACGGATTTCTGATAAAGATAATCCTGCATTCTTTGCAATACCTGACAAGGTATCGCCTTTCTTTACGGTGTATTTATCGCTAACCTTTGTAGTTGAGCCACCGCCAGTAGAAGCTACTGTTGGTCTTGTCTTAGAACCAGCCTTATATGCTGCAGTTCCTGGTACAAGTGATGAGCCATCTTTGCCGTAGCGAAGTTCTTTAGGCTTGTTCTTCTTTTCAGCCTTTGCAATAAGAGCATTAAGTTCATCCATACGTTGACGACGAGTCTTACCTACAACACCCAAGCTTGCTAGTGATGCAAGCTGAGATAATTGCTGTTGTGCTCCTTGTCGACCTGCAGTTGCTTTGCTCTTACCTTTACCAGTAATATCAGCAAGTTTTTGTTCAAGACGATTAAGCTCATCAAAGTCTTTTTTAGTAGAACCTTTAACTAAGCTAATTACTTCACCAGCTACTGCGCCAACGACTCCGCCTTTACCAGCAGCTTTAATCTTTCTAAACTTTGGTTTAGCAGCTTTAGCCTTGGCTTTAGCATTAGCCTCTGCCTTCATTTTATCTAAAGCTTGCGCTCCAGCGGTTGGTTTAGATGGTGCAGATGTTTTTCCATCTACGGTAATTTTAGTACGTGGCTTAGATGCAGCAGCTTTCTTAGCTTCAACACGCTTCTTAGCTTCTTCAAGACCTTTAGCCTCATTCTTCTTTAGGTCTGCAAGAGTAGGACGCTTTGGTGCAGTTGTCTTAGCTGTTGTTTTTGGCTCTGCTTTAGCAGCAGGCTTAGCTTCTGCACTACCTGGCTTAGTTCCCTTCCAGTTTTTGCGTTCTTCTGGTGTCATCTTTGCCCATGCAGCCTTATTAGCTGCAGACTTTTCTGCACGAGTCATTGTCTTTGAAGACGCAGGCTTCTTAACTGGTGCTGATGCAGCTGGTTTAGCAGGTGCTTTCTTAGCAGCAGCCTTTTTAACTGCAGCTTTCTTTACTGGTGCTTTCTTTTCGAGAGCAGCAGCAGGCTTTTTGACAGCAGCTTTTTTCGCTGGGGCTTTCTTAGCAGGTGCTTCCGCTTCTCCTGCTTTCTTGCCACCGTATTCGCCGAATTCATCTGCCATAGATTGACGGAACTTTTCAAGTTCCGCATTTCGTGTAGCGTTGTATTCAGCTTTGCTTAGATAAGCCTTCTTGCCAAGTTCTTTCTTGGCTGTATCTGCCATATCCTTAAGCGCTAGTCTATCTTCAGCAGTAATTTTGCCTGTGATGTCTTTACGTACAGCTTTTACTTTCCCTGGGAAAGCTTTCTTTGCTGCAGTCTTAGCGTCTTTCTTGGCTTGGCGATACTTATATGGTTTCTTCGCCATGATTATCCTTACTTAAGCTTTGTGTTGTTGCCCTTGATGCCTTTAGGTGTTGGAGCTTTTGCGACTTGACCAAGTCCTACGCCTTTGCCACCAGACTTCTTGCCTGAGTGTCCTGGGTGAACTGGAGCCTTAGCTGCCTTTCCTTGCTTTCCAAACATTTTTTCTCCTTATGCTGGTATTTGACGAGTTACTCTTGCTGCTAGATTGGGATTTCCCGAACCAGTTAGACCTGCAAGAAGTTCTTGCATTGGTGGTCTACCTTGTGGCATCTGTGGCATTCCGCCACCCATACCCATTGGTTGTTCTGGTTGCGCCATTTCTGGCGCTTGTGGTGCTTCTGGTGCTGGTTCTGGCTTGAACGCTCTGGCTACCGCATCTTCAAGCGGTGTGCCTTTCTTACGCTCTTCAATAACTGTCGCCATCTTTTCTACAATCTGCATCGGGTCTTGTCCTTGCGAAACCATTTGTGGTATCGCAGCAGCAAGTTGAGAGATAGATGCTTTCAATGAATCACGCATCTCTTCGATATCAATTGCTCGCTCTTCTTCTCCAGCGTTGAGCGAAATTGGTAAATTACGACGTAGCATTCCTCGTGAAATGAGCTTATCGCCACGTGCTTGCAGACCCCATACCAATGCTCGGTTAGGGTCTAAACCTGCCATCAATCCGTATTCAACTGTTACGCCGTAATTGCCGTTGATATCGATTGATGGTTTGTATTTTAATTTGTATGGAACTCCATTGGCTGTTGCAGATACTTCACGAGATAGTGCTGGGAAGTATGCTTCATCAGTAGCAAATGCAATAGAGATTGCTTCGCCAATTGCTTCACCAAGGATTGATTGAATAACTTTAATCTGTGAATCGAATCCAGCCATAAGTGCCTTGACACCTTGACCAGTAACGATAGAACCTTCTGCTTGTCCTGCACGTGCTTGAGGAAAGCGGGTTCCTAATTTCATTTCATCTGCTAGAACATTGTTCTCAGCAAATGCAAACTGTGGTACATCTAGATTTATACGACGTATTTTCTCAGGACTGTTCGAACGAATGACCGAATCAGGACCAACGGAAAGCTGAGTAACATCAGTGGGAAGAGCAAGAGGAGCTTCAACAGACTTTTGAACAGCCTCCATAGTGAGCAAAGCAAGACGCGCTTTTGCTGCGTACACTGGCAGAACATCGTCGAATGCGCCTCGTGTTTCGCCATCAAGCGAAGGACGCTGAGCAATCGCAACTGGGACTCGACCAATCTTGTTTGGTGTTTCGGCAAGAACTGCACCTCCGCGACTTGGTATAAACATTACGGTGCGATTCTTGTCAGTCCATCGTACAACTTCTAGAAGTTCATTACTATCGGTACGACCGAATGCGCTTGTCTGTAGAATCTTATCTGCTAGTTCTGGGAACTTGGCTGCTAAATCGCCAGCCTTACGATAATAAGAACGGCAATAGACAGATACTTCTCCGAACCTGTCCATGTCGTAATACGCACCCATGGAGTTTTCTACATGGATGTGTGGTCTTTTTTCCTTGAAGTTAGGTTCGACTCTGAAAATACAGAAGCCATAAGTTCCTAACTGGTCTGCGCCACGCAGTAGCTCTGTTCCAAGACGAGATGAAGCAACATAATAATTTGCAATCTTAGTTCTCTTATCAGCCTTGGTACGCTGTGAATCATCAAGGGATGAATCTCCAGCAGCCGTTATGGTAGGTAGTACACCTGCCTGCTCAGAAACATCACGAGCAACCACGTCAATAAGGTTGGCGATGATAGGTCTAGACCATGTTCCCTCTGGGAACAAACCACGAAATACTTGGTCGGCGTTACCTGAACGGACCAAAGCAACTTCGCGCATGCGCTTATCGCGCTCAGCATTACGAGTCTTTAATTGCTCGTATGCATGTACAAGTTCTTTCATTATCACAATCTCGCTATTCGCTGTGCAGCAGCTAAATCATCTAGGTTAACAATGTACCTATCTTCAATTTGCTTCTGAGGTGTAAATTCGTTTTTCAAAAAGTTTGGCACATTTGCTGAAGTTAATAAAACATCGCGGGCTACGATTTCACAGAACCAGAGCGCCATCACAGCGTCCATCTTTAATCTCTTGCCTTGAACTCCTGGTTGCCAAACAACCAATTGTTCTATTAACTTTTTAATATGTTCATTACGTGAAGCATCTGGTAACTCAATTATGTTATCGCCAGCATGCTTCAAATTGTTATTGTTACCGTCACGTTTAATAACGGTTCCGAATAACGGAGCCAGAGAAGCTACACCAAACTCTGGGTCTTGTTTATTATTACCTGTGTAGTGGGGGCGGTAGTTAATACCGCGAGTAGACAAGAAGTTTCTAATCTCCTCGTCCTGGGTTAAGAAAAGCTGAAATGCGTTGGATTCAACGATGACAGTATGAGGCTTGTAAGCATCCGTCCATTCTCGAATCAAAGACCGAATCGCTGCAGGTGTGGGGCTGCTCATGACGTGAACGTCCATGACATAGCGCTTGTGTGTTCTGCGGTCGACTGCGTAAGCAACTGCTGCCGTGTCACCAGACATGGCTGGGTCTATACCAATAATGCGATAAAAGTTCTGTGCATTATCAGGATGACCCGCAGCGCCTGCAACCAGCGCACCCGATTTTCTCATTCCATTAACTGCGCCTCTGACGCACATCGGGTCGAAGATTGCATTTTCTGCGATATCGAGGTTCTGGTAAACCAAAGACCATTTGGAGGGACCAGCCTCATTGCGGACCGCAGTAAGACGCGGTCCAGTCCATCGGTCAAAGAATCCATTCTCATCTGGGGTATCATCCTCAGTAAGTGGTTGCTCCGACTTAGCCCAAAGGGTTTTCCAATCCTTTGGATTGTCTGCGTATTCTAATACGGCAGGCATGGACAAATATGACCACGGAACAATTCCGTCCGTGTAATGCTGTGTGTTACGAAGTTCTTTATATAGGTCGGTTGCAGATACGCGAGTTCCGACAACAAGAAGCTGACCCCCACCTGGTGGTAGACGAGAGGCAACTTCTTGTCGAATCCATTCTTGTTGCTTTGCCCACTCTCCCGCATTAGAGAGAGTGACTACGTCGTCAAGTACGATTAAGTCGGCGCGAGCGCCGTATACTTGACCGCCCATACCGATAGCTTCAACGGTAGGGTCTTTAGCATCTGATTCGCGGACATCCGCTCCCAGATAAATCTTGTTAGCCGACCACATGTCGGCGGTAGCTTTGTAACCATCGGTCGGACCAAAGGCAGCCTGTAGGTCTGCGTACCGAGGATGGGTCAATCTTTGCTTGATAGCGTACAAGAACTTCTTGGCTTGCTCTTGTGTTTTAGAAATAACGATAACGTTGATGTTGGGATTTTTGACGACACGGTAGGTCACGTAGTTAATCGTGATGGTCATGGTCTTGGCGTGGTTAGGCGGTACGTTTACCAAGAGGCGGGATAAGCCCGCCGACCCTTTTTCGTAAGTCATCGCTGGATGTAACCAACGAGGTTCCTTACCTTCCAACATATCGACCACGTTAAGCATGTGGTCCCATACCTTGGCTCCCAGGTATTTCT